TCTGCTCCTTCACGTATCTCAGCGCGTCGCCGTCGGCTTCCACGGCCTTCAGGCATATCTCCGGGGTCTGCTCCTTCACGTATCTCAGCGCGTCGCCGTTGGCTTCCACGGCCTTCAGGCATATCTCCGGGGTCTGCTCCTTCACGTATCTCAGCGCGTAGCCGTCGGCTTCCACGGCCTTCAGGGCATCTTCGCCCGAGAGCGTTGCCTTAAAGCTCAGCGCCTTCCACTGCTCAAACATCACCTTTAACGTAAGTTTCATCCTTCCTCCTTAATTTACCGCTAGACTAAATCTATATCCAGATTCCGGCCACCTGCCTGCGGAACTTCTGGAACCGCTTTATCCAGATGCGCTTCTCCACAGACTCTCCGGCGAAGAATTGCTCGGTGAGATGTTTCGCTTTCCGTTGTATCTTCAATGCCAAAGCATTGTCCGCAAGACGTTCATCGTTTTGATTGATCATAAAAAAGGAGCTTCCCCCACGTCGACGGGACCGCGAAGTTACGTCGCAGGGGGAAGCTGGTATATTGAGGTTGGATTCGCGGTCCATAGTCAGAGTCTAGTATTTCGTTTTGTACCTGTCAAGTCTTTATCATCTTCCAAACCATCTCCCGTCCTTCCCACACGCATTCAAGCGGGAAGCCAGCCGTGCTCAAGGCATTCAGATCACGCTGTACCTGCCGCTGTGAGACGTTGAAATCGTCGGCCAGGGCGGACACCCGGACACCCGGACACCCGGACACCCGGACACCCGGACACCCGGACACCCGGACACCCTGCAGCCGTGCGAGGATATTCAGTATCCGGTAGAGGCGCTTGTCTTTGTCTGCGGCCGGGCGGCGCTTGAAGTTCCAGTTCATGGATTGACACCCCACATCCAGCACCCGAGGCAATGAGCGCAGTCCGGGTTTTCTGTGTCGTTTTTTCGGAAGCACACCTCGCAGTCTACGCAAGGCTTCCTTCCATTCTGCGCACGAGCATCCAAGGGAATGCTGACCGCTATCTGCCGGAGGTGCTGCAGGCGTTCTTCCTGCCTGCAGATGTAGGCATACTGCGCCAGCACGGCGGCCACGAAGATCGCTATCAGGATGTCGACTGGCTCTATCTCCCGGGGTGCCCGACCCTGGTCGTGATCCTCCATCCGGCGCACAGCCTCGTCGCACATCCCGTCGGTGTAGGGCGGGCCGTAGTCTATACCTATGACGTGGTGCGGCCACAGGAAGGCATAGATGCGGCCGAGCAGGGACCAGCGGCGTACCCCCCACGTCCAGCGGGGGCGGCAGTAGACACATCGGCGGGTTACCGGCTTGTGGCCATGCGATTGCATAACATCCTCCCGAGACGAACATGGATGTATTTCGCCTCTTTGTAGTTTATGTGGCGCACCGTTTTCCCGAAGCCTATGGCTATCTTGGTGCGAGGTTCGTATTTGGATTTTCTTACGGTTATCATAGGTCGTAATACTCCTTTATCCCCCGCTTCGTCGATATCTTGCGGAGCAGCCGGTTTATCTGTTGCGCGAGGATATCGGCCGTGGAAGAATGGGGGCTCTTGTTGAGGTAGACGTAGGCTTCTTGGAGCGTGTAGTACATCTCCGGAGCGTTCAGACATAAGGCTCTGTCGCCCATTCCCTCTTCGCCGCAGTTGAATGCTATCATCGAGCCGTGGTTCTCGTCGGTGATAACGTCTCCGCCCTTGTTGTCTACGATGTGCCCAGGGTCGTCCTCCCGCCAAGGCGCCGGGGAATGCTTGAACTTGAGGTCGAGTTTGTCTTTGTGCTCGACATTCATGGCCTTGGTCCACTTATTTATCGGGTCTTTTTTCATAATACCCCCATCCTCTTCCAATAGGTCCCGGCCGGAGTTTCGACCGAGATAAGTTGGTTGTCGCGCCAGCGCATAGTGAACGGCCCGCCGTCCTTGCAGAGCCGCAGGGTTACGTCGCCAAAGGCGTCCATGCGGAGCATGTGGCAACAATAGCCGCATTGCTTGGCCACGTAGTGAAGGTGCTTGCTGGTGGCCTCCGGCGTGGACGTGGCGTAGATATCTGCCTCCCCGGGCCCGAGCGTGATAGGCCGATGGCCGAGAAGCTGCAGTGCGTGGAGGCGGCACATTATCGCCAGAGGATCACTTTCGACGTGGTACAGATACCGGAACGGGGCCATCCTGCCTATCGTCCGATACGTCTCATAGTCCTCGGGCGTATGCAGGCAGCCGTCGCACTTCTCGTGGGTGAAGCTGTACAGGCAGGTCATGCACGTCTTCATGCTTCCCCCTTGGCCTTGGCGATAACGGCCACCGCCTTATCATACGCCTCGTCGAGCGTGGACCCGTCGGAGTCGCCGATGAGGGCGACCAGCTCCTGCAGGACGGACAACATTTCGGGGCTGGCGGCGATTAGGGCGGCGTTGGCTTCGGCCTGGTTTCCATGCCACAACACCCGCGCTATCGTTTCAACAGGGGAGTCCCCCGATTGAACCGTATAGCTGGACTTTTCTGTCGGATACGTTTTTATAAACCGCCACGGACTCGCAGTGTGCTCTTGTTTTTTTGTTTTCATATGTTCCTCCAAATAGCAATCATAGAAGGGAAAGGGGCCCCTGATTTAGCCCCGACAAAACGAATGCGTCCTTTTACGAATCGAATCTCCGCTTTGCCGTAGACATAGTTGTGAAACCAGCGTGTGTCTGTTCTGGCCGGAAGAAGCCCGACTACCAGGCATCCGCTTTCGCTTGCCTTCTTTACCCAAGCGGGGATTTCGGACCCATAGGGTGGATTCATAAAGCAGGCACCACGTTCCGCCCTGTGCCGCCCTGTGCCGCCCTGTGCCGCCCTGTGCCGCTATTCTAGCCCAGTCCTGTATCAGTCCGTTCTGCTCCTTTGTCAGAAACCGCTTGCATTTGTTATTGTTCGGCGAAGCACATACGTCGAGCGTGAAGTGAAACTCCGCATCCAGTTTATCGAAGAAATTGGGCGGGGTGGCCCAATCTCCTCGGTCGCTTGTGAACAGTCCTTTATTCAGTTTCATTCTATCTCCTTTCCGCCTCGGCAAGGGTGCAGAAGCCGAGCTGGTACTGCGTGAACTTGGCGATGTAGACGGCACGGCGGTGATAGCTGGTGGCATGTTGAGGCGTGTCCGCCGTCCGCATGCAGTCCAGAAGCCACCGGATAGTGCTGGCCCGATGGAGGATGATTCCCTCCGGCTTTAAGCCTTCTTTGGGGAAACGTTCAGGATGTTTGATTTCCATAATGTTCTCCTTATCACCGAGGGCATCCACCGAGCGTCCGCATCTTATCTACGGCGCGGGAGCAAGCGGTCCAATCCTCGCGTTCTTTAGCGGCGTTGTACTCGGCCTTTAAAAGTTCGCGTTCCTTTGCCCAGCGATCGGTTCTCTCTGCGCGGTCGTATATGGTCTCGTTCTTCATACTGTATCCTCCTAAAAATAGGAGCCCCCGGTCTTGCTTCCTTGTCGAGGGGAGGCGCGGACACCGGGGGCTCAAACCTATATGTGAAAAATCCGCGCTCTAATCCTCGACACCCATATCTTAGCATTGGATGCGGAAACAGTCAAGTCCTATTTTTTACGGCGGGGGGCCGACTGCAGGAGGCGGCTTTCTATGTGGGGTTTTACGGCCTGCCAGCTTGCCAGCAGGCCGTTCAGTAGATCTGATAAAGTGGCGGCCCGCCCCGGGCGGTGGCGGTGGACGACGGGGCGGGCCTTGGGTGTAACCATCAGGCTATTTTAGACAGCCAGTCCTTTCCGAACTTCTTGTTGAACGCACCCACGATGGCGTCGATGGCGAACTCGATGAGCTGCGCCTCGAGGGCCTCGGGCACCCACGGGATGTCGACCAGGGCGTTGATCACCTCCACGGCCAGCTCTTTCTTCTTGTCGCCGGCCAGTTTCAGGTCTGCGCCTATCGTCTCCACGCGCTGCACCACTTCCGTGATCACGCTCACCGCGGCAGAGACCGCCTTGAACGCTTTCTTGAGAACGTTGCTCTCGCTGGCCCACGCCTCCTTGACCGCCTTCACGCCGTCCAGGATATCTGCCGAGTCCTTGATATCCGCCAGCACCTTTGCCGCCAGTTCCTTAATTTCCATACTTTCCTCCTTGTGCTTTCGCTTTCTGCGAATCTTTGCGAGGCCCGATGCCGCCGCCCAGAAGACGGCATAGCCAGGGGCCGATGATGGGCCACGCCAGGATGTCGAAGCTCTTGGTGATGACCATCACGGGCCGGCGGCCGCCCTGGGCGGGGTCGTGGCCCATATCAGTACCCCAGCGCCGCCCGCGCGCGCCGGCGGATTTCCGGCAGCATAGCGTAGAGCACGTCCCCCGGGCATTCCGTGGCGGTCTCGGGGGGCTCGTTGTCGCGGTGGCCGTCCACCACGCCCAGCTCGTCCGGCAGCTGGCCGTAGATCTCGGCAAGGTCAGCCAGAAGGACCGCCAGGCTCTCAAGGCTGGCCTCTGTGGGGCTTTCCTGGTACAGGACGCATATCCCCAGGCTGTCCGCGTTCTCGCCCTCATCGTGAGCCCCGAGCGCCCAGCGCGGGCGGCCGCGTTCGATGGCGCCGTCCGGCCGGATGATGTAGTGATAGCCGATGCCGGCCCAGCCACGGTCCAGGTGCCAGCTGTGGATGGCGGCGGCGTCCAGGTTATCCAGGTCGAAGCCGGCCGGCAGGCGGCCCGGCCAATGCAGGGTAAAGCGCTGGGTGCGCTGGCGGGGCTTCAGCGCGCTTTTAAAGGTCAGGTACGTCTCGTTGACGGTCACGCGGCTCATGGTTTTCCCTCCTGGTCATCGTGGTAGCGGAAGCCGCCCTGGGGGCTGTAGCCGCTGGGTCTGTCGGTATCCTTCCACACGAACACGGCCACGGCCCCGAGCATGGCGCTGAGGAAGCCGTAGAGCTGCGCGGTAAGGCGCAGGGCGCCGCGCAGGTCCAAAGCCACTACCACAAGCCCGGCAAGCACGGCCAGCAGGGTCATGGAGAGCCGGACGGAGCCGAACCAGCGGCGCAAGAATTTAGCGAGCATATAAGTCGTCCTCTAAAATCTTAATCGGCGCGGCCCTGTTAAGGTCCGTGGCCGCGGCGGATATCTCCTTACCTTCTGCCCGCCATGCTTTCGAGATCTTGTCGCCCACTATCGGCGCGAGAATCTGCCCGACTACAATAGCGATACTCGCCCAGGTTATTACCTTTGTCTCAAACCTGTCGAAGCGGGTAGTAAGCGCGACGTGCTCTTTCTCCAGCGCCTCGTGCTTCTGTTCAAGGCCGGGCTGTCCGTTGCCCTTAACCGCACGGTGTAGGCCAACAATGCGTTCGTCTACGCCTTTATGGATTGTATCGCAGACAATCTTTCCGGCGGTCATATCTGACTGAATTTTTATAACCGCGTCGTGTATCCGGTCTATCTTCTCCTCGGTGGTCATGATTTCCTTTTCCGCTTAAGCTTTGCGAGCAGTTCCTTGCGTCTGTCGTGCCCTCTGTCGGTGAGCTCTTTGAATTTGCGTATCACGCCTGTGCGCTTGTCGCTGGGTATCTCCGGCTTCTTATCCAAGTCCTCGCGGCCGTCGAATATCTCTATGAGCTTTGGCGGGCCGTATTTCTCCCAGAGGTAGGCGAGGCGTTTCACGGGTAGGTCCTCGCCTGCAGCTGGAAGCGGCCGCACGTTATCCATCCGCACTGTACGCGGAAGCCGGGCTTCGGCCAGAACTCGAGATAGGGCAGCGCAGCGCCATGCGCGAACGTGCGGACCTCGTAGAAGGACTTACCGCTCTCCCACTTGCGGACCGCAGAGATCTTCGCGCCCACCCAGCCCTCGGTCAGGGTCATGAAGTTGATGCCGTTGTTGCGCCACGCGCCCCAGTAGAACGAGCGGGCGAAGTCGTAGGGCAGATACTTCTCGACGAAGGCGCTGCGCTTGCCGTACCAGCAGAACTCGACGTCCTTGTTGTAGACGAGCATGTTCTCGCGCCATATCGTTGAGTCGAGCGCAAGCCACAGGAAGCGGTACGGCCAGAAGGTGAGCCGTTCGCGTATCCTTTTGCGGAGCGCGTAGGCCAGCGGATAGAGCGCCCAGAAGATGGGGCGCTTTATCAGTTCGGCGAGGGCGGCCAAGGGAAGAAGCAAAGTAATCATGGGAAATTCACCAGCGTATAGCCCATCTGCTTGCTTCCATATCCGCCCGAAGAATAATACGTCGTAGTTCCAGCGCCTCCGTTGGCTGATTGAACGCAGAATGTATGTGTCCCGGCAGACAAGGACATGAACCCGAAGGTGTTTAAATAGGACTGATAAGAATTTGTAACTTGGGTGAAAGTCCCCAGCACATACGTTGCCGCTCCCGAATCTATAAGTAACCTCAAACTACCAGCGTCTGCGGTTGCAGAGCACATGGCCTGAAAGTTTGAGACTACAAGGGTGGGATTTCCATTGGTTGTAAATGTAACCGTTGACCCTTGAAAACAAGCTGCGGCATAGGTTCCTACTCCGGTGTCGGCAAGTGTCCCACCGCCAAATAGAGTCCCAGAAGAAGCTGTTTTAAATATCCCCGGCCCTGTTAAAAAATTATTTACTGTAATGCTTGATACTGTAGCGCTGCTGGCTGTAATTGGGGCAGAAGTATTGAATGTCTTAGCCGCGGTTACGGTCTGCGCTGTGCCTAAAAGCATATCGCCCGCGCCTGCCGGAGTTTCGCAAGTCTTTGTTCCGTCTGCGGCCAAGCCGGTGATGTACTGTCCCGCGGAACAGGTGCCGGGAGCCGTGGCAAGGTACGTGGCTGTGGCTACACGGAGCAGATAGTTGCCCGTGGCCGTGGACTGGATGACCCCGGAGAGGGTCGCGCCGTTGCCGTAGAAGTTGCCGTTGGCCGTAATGGAAGAGCTGGCCACGATGCCGCCCAGGACGTCCAGAGCGACCTTCGGGGTGCTGGTGTTCAGGCCCAGCAGCGGAGCGCCTATGGCCCCTTTGCCGTGAAGCTGCGGGCCGTATATCAGGCCAAGGTCCAGCCGGCCGTTCCACGTGTTCGATTTGTCGTAGAAGCCGAAACCGTCGTCTCCGGAGATGGCCCCGTTGTGGGAACCGAAGAACGTGCTGGTGTATCCGATATAGGTCCAGTCGAGAATATCGGAGGCGACCGTGGTGGTCAGTTTGCCGGAGATACTTGCGGTGGTGCTTATCGCCAGGCCGTAGGTGGCCGCCACAGGGCCGAGGATGCCGACCTTGTTGGAGAACGTGTTCTGGCCTGTAAACGTCTGGGTTGAAGATTTTGTCGCGGCGCTGGAAGATATTATATCTAGGTCTCCGTTTATCTTCCCGTCCCAATTCAGGGAAGATTTGCCGGGTTTAATCAGAACCATATCGCCCGTTGTGTACGTGTCCGCCGCGGACAACGGGCAAGAAAAAAATACCGCCATCAGAACTGCGCCGATTATTTTATTCATCATAAGTTTCCTCATTATATGATTTTCACAGGCGATATAACAGTATGCACGTCCGCCTCGCCAGAATCGTCCACCGAGTAGTGGTGCTTTATCGCCACTATGTAGAAGTCCTCGTTGAGCCCCTCGTGGGCGTCGTAGATGGTGGGCCGGTCGTTGAGCTGCAGCGAGAAGGTCGGCCGGATGGTGATGTCCTCGAAGAACACCTTCTGTTCCTTGTAGAGAGCGACGACCTTCGTCGCTATCTGCTGGGCGTGGGTCTGCGACTGAATGAAGTCGCTGGAATACGTGAACTCCCGCTCCTCGTAAAGTTTCTGCGAGTCGGTGTCTGTGTACTGATACGTGAACTTCTGATCGCGTTGCCATTTCTTACCCAACAGCTTGAGGCTGGTCAGGAGCGTGGCGCTCGTCACGTTAATTCGAATCTTCGGCCGCACCGGGCTCTTGTAGATGAACTCGGCCGTGCTGTCGCCGCTCTTGAACGTCATGAATATAGCGGCCGGGTTGGAGCCGTCCATGTAGAGGGTATCCATGCCGTCCGCTATGATCGCCTCGAAGTCGGTATCGGCCGTGATGTACTTCGGCTTGATGGAGGATATGTAGCCGCTGTCGTCAAAGAAGTTGAACAGCTCGTCCGTATCGGAGCCTTCCAGCACGGGCATAGTGGAGTAGACCGTGAACTTGTTGTAGATGATGTTGTCGCCCGCCAGCGTGTTCGTCCGGTTGAGGCGGCTGTCCAGCATTTTCCCCCGAAGGGATATGTTGGCGGAAGCCGGATACTTCGAGTTCGCTTCCGCCCAGGTGACCGCGACCTCGGAGATTATCGGCAGTTCCACGTCATAGAACAGGCTGCCGCCCATCTCTATTTTTATCTGAACATAGCGGTACGACCCGAAGCCGGACAGATCGGCCGGCGGCGATATAGCCAGCCAGGAACCCCACGTGGTGCCGTCGCTTGAAAGGCGAACGTAGAAGTCGGCGGTGCCGTTCGCTGTCGCGTAAACCTCGGCCAGCACGGACCCGGCGTCCGTGTAGTTCGGGCCGCGGTCTATAATCTGGGTGATGTACGTGGCCGTGGCCCCGGTGCTGTATCCGTACATCAGGTTCTGGAAGTAGAGATCGGCCGATACGCTCTCTGCGCTGGCCGCGGCTTGATATTCCGTCCGGGCGAAGTCCACCACCTGCAGGTACTGCAGGCCGGTGATTTCCGTGCCGGTTTCTGTGGCCGACAGGATATTCACGCCGTTGGCGTAGATGTTCCACGAGGTGCCGTTCTTCTGCATCAGGAAACGGGTCTTGCTGGTCGGGATTCCGTAGTTCTGCAGGTAGCCTATAACGGTCTTGTTGCCGGCGGCGTCCACCCGGATTATACGGAGGGTGCTGTCGCCCTCCTGGCTCAATCCGGTTTTGCCCTGCTGGAAGATGAGATAATATCCCGCCCGGTTCATTACCGGAACGGTCAGATAGGCAGAGACGTTCTGCACGGTGCCGTTGTTGACGCCTACCTGAAAGAAAATGCCGTCGCTGGAATTGGATATTCCGTTGGACAGGTTCGCTATCCAGAGATCGAACCAGACGTTGATGGGCGTGGCGGCGTTCAGCGGCAGCAGGCCCACCATCTCCTTCTTCGTGTTCGTCTCCGGGGCCTGGTTGGCGACCTTGCGGGAAGAGTTGTAGACGTGCATGGCGTACTCGGTGGCTGGCGCGACGCCTATGTCCACTATCTCAATCTTGCCTTCCCCCTCCTCCTGCACGATCTGCCATTTATCGCTGTCGAACTTTTCCTCGCCGAAATTGTCGTAGATGAAGTTGCGGCGGATACAGCCCTGCGGTGTGTCGAGGGTCACGTTGGTGGCCGTGTCGTAGTTGAGCCACTTCTCATAGGAATTGATGGAGAACTCGTTCTGGCTGGCGTAGTTCTTGAACGTGGCGCGGCCGCTCTCTGAAAAAAAGAAGTCGCCGTCCGTGGCCGCCTTCGCCAGATAGCGTATAGCGTCCAGGCCGTACTGCCCGTTCGTGAAGAACACCACCATCGGCCGATAGGTAGAGTCCACGTCCATCTCGTAGCTGCTGACGTTGTAGCGGTTGAGAACGTACTCGACAGCGTCCTCTATAAGCACGTTGAACTTGGCGGGGCTGAAATCCTTTCGGCTGATGAGGAACTGCGTGTAGTCCCTGCAGGTGACGTCGCACGTCCTCGCCTGGGTGTCGTCCACTATGGTGTTGATGTAGCCGGTGTACCCGTCGGCATATTCCACCTGATTGCCGAGGTCAAAGCCGAAGTCCACATCTATCTTTACACCGGAGCGGAAATCCTCGTTGGTGAACCCGGCCTCGCGTTCATCATCCGTGGGCGTATATCCGGACGAAAAGAACTTGTCGGTGTTGGAAAAGGTAACGTCGGCCGTGAACGCCAGCGTGTTCTCAAATCGGAAGTCGCGCTTCTTCTGGATATCGCAGGACAGGACCCGTTCGCTGACGTCTACCTTGCGATACGCCTCTACGGCCACGAGTTCCATGTAGTCGTTGGAAACTTCCGTGATAACCGCTCGTATCCGTATGCCGCCAGCGAAGATATCAAACCCGAGGTCTATCTCGGCTAGGGTGAGCGGCCATTCGCCCTCGAGGTAAGGCGGCCAGGGGGAGCCGTAGGGCGTGTCGCCGTAGGGTTCGTCACCGTAGCCTGCAGGCATGGTCGTGGAGCCCACGTACCCGGACCCGCCGGCCACACGGTGCGCTATCGGCACCCAAGCGCCCTCGAAATAGGCGTCCACCCAATATTCCGTCAGGCCGTGGCCCGCCCGCTGGTATATTTTTAGGGAGTTGATGTACTTGGCGGCCGAGAAGGTAACGCTCCACCAGACCGAGTCGGCCGGGTCGGTGTCCGGCACCCCGGAGGATTTGAACGAAGCCTGGCCGATACCGTTGTCGGCGTTCGCCGCGGCGCCGATGTTGATCTCGGTCCTGTCGCCGTTTACCGCTCCGGCCGCAGGGAAGTCCGCCGAATAGGCACCGCTGGAAGCAGCCGTCTGCAGGAGCGCATAGTTCCCGAAGAACAGATTAGCCCGAAGCCGCGGACGGTTACCGTCTGCGGCCTCCTCTGCTTTGAAAGCGGCGGATACTGACAACATCAGGCACCTCTTAACGCCATGTCGTAGGAGAATAAGTTGGAACGGCCGCCAGCGATCGAGTCGCTGATCTCCTCTATTTCCACCAGCCAGCCCTTATAGGTGTAAAAGACGTAAACCGGAACCGTGGCGTCCGCTACCGGAGTCCCGAGCGTTATCGCCCCGGTGGTTCCGTCAAAGCTGCCGCTGGTGTAGTAGTTCGTCCCGGTCCCGGCCGCGTTAAGGAACACGCCCGTTATCGTGATGTGCCCAGAGGCGCTGGCGGCCAGGAGGGCCTGCTCAAGGCGCAGGATACTGGAATTGGCGATGTTGACCGTGTTGACGTCTACCGGGAGCGCCTTCTCGGCCGATATCAGGAAGTCGTCGCGCAGCATGAACGAAAGGAAGGCGTCCGTTATGTTCATCAGGGAGGCCAGCTTGTTGCGCTCGTCGAACGGCAGATAGTTGGAGTTCATCCTGATAGAAGGGACGTACAGCTTGACGGTAGACTTTTTAAGGTCTCCCTCGATATTCGACTGCAGGACCCGGATGTTCCGGTTGTCGATGGAGAGCGCCTGCGGGTTCCCGGGAACCGTGAACTCGTACTCGCTGCCCGGCCTGCCAAGTTTAAAAGTTGTCCATGCCATAATTTAGCCCCGAACGAAGTTGAGGTCGCCCTGCCCGCGGATGCGGGATATTACCTGCTTGCCTATCTGGTCGGCCAGGCGGGCGGTGTCTATCTTGCCGCCGCCGTTGATGTGGTTTATCACCGTGACCGACACGTTGCCGCCGCTGACCCCGGACCCGGAGGATATCTGCGCCTGACTGCGCGGTGTGACCTTTACCTCTTCGTCCTCTCCGCCTTCGCCTACCAGCAGGAGCGTGGGGCGGCTGACGACCGTATTCAGGCCCACGGCGGCCTTCGTCATGGGCATTTCGGCCGAGGGAACGATACCGAGGCCCACGGCCCGCATAAAGCGCGAGGCGGCCCAGCGTATCTCCATCTCCACGATGGCCGATATAAAACTCTTGACCACGTTCTTGAACACCTGGTCCATGCTCTTGTTGAACTTCTCGCCGTCTACGGCCATGGCGGCGAAAGCGTCGCCTGCGCCCTTGGTCATGGTCATGTAGGCGTTGCCGTAGGCGTCCTGCACCATCTTGGCGGCCACTGCGGCCTGCGCCCCGGTGCCGTGGTAGGCCGCTATCTCCATGTTGTAGCGGCTGTCGATAATCGCCTTGACAAATGCCAGGCTCTCCCGGTACAGGCGGCGCCGATACTCGTCCTCGCGCCGCAGCGCGTCGGTTATCTTCTTCTGGGCTTCCGCCTCTTTCCTTGCGGCCTCCTCGGCCTCGTCCGCCTGCTCTTTGTAGAACCGCTGGCTGGATACCAGCCGGCCGGTCTTGGCGTAGCGGGCCAGCATGTCCTCGAGTTCGGATATCCGCATTTTAAGGCGGGCGGAGTCCTCCTCCTCTTTCAGCGTGGCCTTGTTGAGGGCGTCAAGCGCGGATTTTGCGTCCTTGGTCCCGGAGGACCAGCGGTCCATGGTGGCGGCAGAAGCGGCGGTGCCTTCGACCTCCGCCTGGTGCGCCTTGTGTACGCCCTCGAGTTCCTTTTTGAGTTCGGAGAGTTGCTTCTGCAGGTCAAGGGACAACAGCTTGCTCTGGGCGGTGGTGTACTTATCTGTGGCCAGAACGAGCGCGTCAAGTTCAGGCGTGGTCTTGTTGACCACTTCCTTGTAACGCTCGATGCTGTCTTTCAGGGAATCGGTAGACTCGAGAGCCTTTGTCTGCGAGGCTATGCTGTCCTCGAGCTTCTCCTGGTGCTCCTTGTTGTAGTTAATCGCCTTGTAGATCGCCCCGCTCAAGGCGATAACGCCCGCTATGGCCAGCCCGGACGGCCCGGACAGGAACTGGAAAGAGCTGCCGAGGCGGGTGAGGCTGGCAGACAGCACGGAGGCGGCCTGGCCGGCGGCACCGGAAAGGCCGATAGACCGGGACAGTTCCTGCGCGTAAAGGCTCAATCCTATCTGGGTGATAGGCTTCTGGATCTTGTTGCCGAAGTTGGTGACGTTCTTGTCGAGCTTCTCAACAGAGTTCTCGAGGCTGTCGAAAGCGGAAACGGCGCCGGACGAATCGGCGCCTATGGATATATCAAGTTTAGGGTCTTCCATTTTTTTTCGCCTCTAATTCGGACTCGAGCCGTTCTTTCTGCGCTTGTTTTTCGTGGTACTCCGCCTTGATATTATCCACGACCTCGAAGAGGTCCATTATCCAGGCGGGCTGTTCGAGTATGCCGCCGGCGTAGGGCAGGGTGCGGTTGGCGCGGCAGCGAGAGTACAGGTCGAGGATATACCGGACGTCCTTGCGAACGTCCGGCATCCCGCAATGAGGACAGTCCTGGCCGGGTTTCCGCTTGCAGTCCTCTCTGCGGCAGTCGAAGTTGTTTCCGCGGACTATCCAGTCGACGGCTGCCGCTAATCTTTTTTTAGAGAGCCACCCGCGCCCTTGCTGATGTCCGTGTGTTCGATTATGAAAGCGCCGAGTTCCAGGTAGACGTTCTTGCCTTCCACCCGGGGAAAGTCGGCCAGCAGATCGAACGAATATGGCACCGCCTTGCCGCCCTCCGTCACGCCTTTCCAGCCGGTCACCATGCACTGTATTACGGTCTTGCAGTAATCCGGCTTCGAGAAGCGCACCATGGCCCCGTCCGAAAGTCCGGACAGGGCCACCACCATTCGGTCTTCTTCGCTTGCCACCGGCTTGACGAAGAACGTGACGTCCTCGTACTTGCATTCCAGCGGCTTCGAGTTCTGCCTCTTGATCTCCATGCCACCACCTCCGTTTAGTACTGCGCCTCGTTGTTGACGAGGGTCGCCTTGGCCGTGTAGCCCGCCGCAACGTTGTACTTCGCCACGGCCGTGAACGCTATCTTGATGAGGTCGTTGCCTATCGGGATGGGCGCGGCCTGATAGTAAACCTCGGGGATGTCGAACGCCAGGCTGAACGGGGTCACGCCGCCGGCGAGTTCGGAGCCCGTGATGGCAAAGGCGAAAGACGAGGCCGTCCCGGCTATAAACTTGTCCCATTCGGTCGTGTTCTCCACGATCATGCTGGCCGAGATGGTCACCATTGTGCCTTTCGAATAACTCTTGCTGGCGTCGATGCCGTCGCCTATCACGTGGAGCAGGTCCACGTTGTCGGCGAACTTTATCTTGACCTCCTCGTAGTCCTTGACGGAGGAACCGCCCACGGTGAGCGCCGCCTGGTTGAACTTGAACGGCTGCTTGGCGGAGAAGGAAGAGGTCTTGTCCGTGCCGCCCGCCTCGTATTTGAGGCCCGCCCAATCGGCCGAGGCGATCACGAACTCCTTAGCCTTGATGTCGAACTCGAGGGAGTTCAGGGCGCAGCCTGCGAACTGCGGGTAGTTGGCGCCGTTCTTCTGCCACCACGAGTAGGTGGGCAGTTCCGCGTTGGCCAGCCGGGAGAAGGCGTGGCTCATTATGAAGTTGCCGGTCGTGCTGTCGGACGTGGCCGCTATGGCGGAGGCCGTGTCGGCGTTGGTGAAGCCCAGCAGGGTCTTTGCCGACTTGGCGGTGTTGGTGCCGGTCGCCCACTTGAATACGAACACGCCCGAGTCCTTGGTGATCGTCAGCTTCTTGGTCGTGTAGGAGTAGGTCACCGTGTAGGTCGCCGCAGTGCCGTTGGCGGCCTCCATCTGGTCCTTTATCAGCTTGCACAGGGACCCGGCCACGGCCGAGCTGGCGCCCATGGCGTAGGTGCCGGGGGTAAGCACGGCCGAAACCTCAAGGCCGCCATCTTCCGTGAAGTCGATGGTGTCGTTGGCGTTGAGGGTCACCGTGAAGTTGGCGGTTTCGGTCACGGTGTCGGTGCCGAATATCGCGTTCAGGTGTTCGCCGAGGCCTCCCTCCGGCTCAACCTCGAAGTTTATCTTGCCGGACTTGAGCGCCGCGGCGCCCTGCGCCACCTTGGTCACCATGTCGGCCAGGCCGCTGATGCCCTGCGAGATGATAAGCTCAATATCCCTGCTGAACTGGAAGGGAGGGATAAAGCGCATGAACTTCGTGGGTTCCACGAAGGTGCCTTTTACGGATTCCTTGGCGAGACCCGCCTTACCGAATATGCCTGTGAACATTGTGATTCTCCTTTTAGACTAACGTTACTCTCTGCAGTCGCAGCTGGAAATTGCCCAGCGCGACGAACCGCGGCGCGTTAGGCCGCCCCAGCTCGAACGGAACGCTGCACTCGATGCGGGTCATTTCGCTGTCTACCCAATCGGTCCCGTTGTTCTTGAACTTGTTGGTGGCGGCCGCTTCCAAATCGTTGAGTGCGTTGTTGCTGAACAGCTTCATGAATATCTCGGCCACGTCCCCAGCCTTGATAACCGTGTTCTCTACGGTGCTGTCGCCCACCACATACCAGAAATCGAAAGTGTAAAGCCGCTGGAACTTAGCGGTGGTTATCATGCGGGCGTCTACGCCGACAGGCTGGATCATGGCGCAGGGCACGTTGACGTCGTTGGCACTGATCGGCCGCAGGCCCTTGTAAAGCGTAGAGAGGCCGGGAACGTAGGTCTTGCAGAGGCCCAGCAGTATCTCGGTCAGGTAGTCCGTGGTGTTCTGCAGGCCGGAGACTTGGTCCCGGGAGATAAGGTTCGTCTGGATCTTAGTGTTCATACGCCTATCGTCTCCGCAAAGGCAATATCGAGCTGCCGGGATTCCTTCATCAGCGCGGTCTTGCGGCCCGCCATGGCCCACATCAGGCTCTTGTAGTTCTCACCCAGCGAGAGGTACCGCTGCAGCTCCCGGCGGATAACGTTGCGGTCGGTGCGATCGAGGAACACGGTGGGACGGGTTTCCTGGTTGCCCAGGGCGGCCGCCTCGGCCTCGTCATTGAGCGGGGTGCCGAATACGGCCCGCTTCTTGTCTATAAACTCGGCGAACAGGCCGCGGGTGCCCAGCGTGTTCATCAGGTTCCCGGTCTTGACCATCAGCCAGTCGGGATAGAGCTGCCTGTTGCCGCGCACTATAGGGCCGTGCTTCTGGCGGTAATACGCCTCGGACACGGGCTCCCAGCGGGTCATAATCTGGTCTACGCCTTTCTTCTCGCCGCCTATGGCCCGGGCGAACTTGCGCTTGACGTTGCCCTTTGCCCATTCGTCTATGATGTTGGAGAACACCACGGAAAAATCTTCGAGCCTGGCCCTTATCTCGGTCAGTTTTTCGAAGTTCTGCGGGGTGACATCGAGCCGGAATTTGAACAGGCCCATGTTTACCTCCGCGGCGTGTAGGGTGATATCTTGTGGGTGATCGTACCCGAGGCCGGAGCCTGCCGCTTGCCATGGCGCGTGTAGAAGGCGTTCATCAAGCGGATGCCCTCGCTGGTGGCAGCCTTGGCGAGGGAAAGGAACTGCGCTGTCACGGACTCGGGGTTGGCGTTGGCATTGCCGCCGGCCGTGGCGTAAAGGTGGGCGTAGTTGGAAGCCCGGCGCTTCCAAAAGCGGGCAAGGGCGAACTGGACCAGGGCCGAGTTAAGGCCGGCGTCTGCGGCCGTCCCGGCCACGCCGCCAATGTCCTCCGTGGCACCGTCTATCATCTGCTGGTAGTCGGCGTCCGTGAACCATTGGAAAAAGTAGTCGAAGAAGAACGGCTGGGTTGCGCCGGAGTCGGGCGCGGCGGTCATTTGGATGTAGCCGCTGGCGGAATCTAAAAGGGTAAACCCGCTCGATGAGCGGGAGGTTGCGCCGTAGGTAAGCTTGAGGCTGTCTGCCACCGGGTTGCCGTAGGCCAGCCGAAAAACCGCGTTGGAGCCGTCCCGGAGTCCGACAGGGGTATCCCCCATCTTCGGGTTGCTCGTAGCCGTGTCGTTCGCTTCTACGCGAATGCGGGCTATCAACGCGGTGTAGTCGGTGGCGGACATTTCAGTTCCTTATCCCGAGCTGCTGGGGCAGGTCTGTCATGTAGGACATTCCGGGCCCGAGGGCGGCATAGCGAACGTTGAATTTCCGGGCCATCTTGCGGCGGCTTTCCACGTCCGCCTCATTGTAGGCCCTCTGGGTATGGAAGAAGTCGATGATGATCTTGTCCCGGAAGTACCAGCGCTTGAACATCCACTTGGGAATGCGGGAAACGTCGCCGCCGAACAGGTCTATTACGCCCGCCCCGAATACCTGTGTGGGGCTCTGGTCGGTTACGTAGGGGCCGTAGTCTACCGCGGAGCCTATCTTGTCCGTGGCGCGTTCCTCGGCCTGCTTCTGGTCTACGGCGGCCACGTCCGCCTGGTCCTGACGTGACTCCGCCCTCTCCAGCGATTCGGGAGAGGGCGTTTCCTCGGGAGAGCGCACTTCTATGCGCCGGGACCGGGAGGCAGGGCGGGTTCCGCGTTTCATCATTTCACCCCGAGGAGGGCGACCTTTATCTTGGTGGCCGTGGCTCCCAGCGTGAGGGCCTTGCACTTGATGGCCCACGCCCGGGCGGGGTAGAAGCTGCCGGCCGAGAACACTACGTCTCCGTTGCCGTTGGAGGTGTTCACGTGCTCGAGTATCTTGGAAGCCTCGGTGTAGGTCACGCCGTCCAGGCTGGCCAGGAGAAGCACGTCCCATGCGGAAGGGGCCGCCGCGGCGCCCGCGGCGTCCACGCCGGTCACCTGCAGGGAGTACTTGGTCGGGATGTCGTAGGCCAGGACATCGGGTAAAGCGATAATCTGGCCGGTGGCGGTAAACTCGAAAGCGCCGGTCAGAAGAGGGGGATTTTTCAGCATTTGGAAGACTCCTTAAAAAGGGGGGCCGGGGTTAAACCGGCCCCCCTCTATTTTACAGGTTCCTGCTATCAGGAGGTCACGGTGCCGTCGTTGCCGAGGACCGCGAACCGGGGCTCCGTCCAGTCGACCTCGTAGCGTTCGTCGATCTTGAAGCGGAACACCGAGCAGGTGAACGCCGGGCCGGAGGCCGGGTTCTCCTGCATCACGCGCAGGGGGCGCCTCTGCTGCAGGCGGAAGCCCTTGCCGGCCTGCATTACGCCGTAGGCGTGGTCAGGCAGCCAGATGCTGTTGACCGGGTTGTACTTGCCCTTGAGGATGTTCTTCGCGTAGTTGGTACCGACTCCGGTGCCCACGGTGGTCCCGGCCACGTTGATGGCCGAGGTCGACGCGTAGAAGTCCGAGGTCATCAGTTCTTCGAAGGCTTCGGTCAGGGCGGAACCGCCGACCAGGGTGTCGGGGTTCACGAGCATCTTGTTACCCTTGGGGTCTTTCATCTGGCGGGCCAGCTGGCGCAGCGCGATGAGGTTATTCATCGAGAACACCGCGTAGGTGGACAGCCTGTTCTTGCCGCCGCCGTTGGAGAAGGCGGTGTTGAACGGCCAGGTGGACTCGCCCGCCTGGGCGCCGGTCTGCGAGGCGGAGATGGCGTTGCCGCCGGCGTCCGTGCCCGCTTTGCCCAGCCAGCGGACGAAGCAGATGGAATCCTTGAGGATTTTGGCGTTCTCGCCTATCTGGTTCGCCTGCTCCTGTATCTGGCCGGTCTGGTCGTCTTCCCACATCTCTTCGGTGACTTCGAAGATGGCGGCCTTCTTGCGGTTGCGGATTTGGATATCCGCGCCCTTGGCGGAGAGCCTCGGAGGCTCGTCGCCTTCCTCTACGTCGCCCATGAAGCCGGCGCGGTAGAGCGGGGCGTACATCTCGATGGCCTTGTTCGAGGGGATGTAGCTGACTATCTCCTCGAAGTTGGTCTCGACGGCCTGGTACTCCTTGTTGATCGCCAGCTGGATGCCGGTGCGGAGCAGCTGGGCCAGCCCGCCCTCGGCGTTCGCTTCCTTGATCTTGCCGAAGAAGCGGTAGGCGCTCTCGCGGAAGGACTTGATGGAGAAGTTGGGGTCGGTGATGTCCAACAGCTCTTTCATGTCGTTGTCCTCGATGTCGACGCCGTAAGCCTTCTGTATCTGGCCCTGCAGCGACTCGAGAACCTTGGCCTGCATTTTCTCCCACTTGCCGGTGGTCGATTCGCGCAGGCGCTGGGCCGTCTTGCCGGCCGCAGTCTCTTTGAGGTTAATCTTGCTCATGTCTATGTTTCTCCTTCCTCTAAATTAGAGGGACTGAACCGGGATCTGGGGTATTACCAGGACCGGGACTTCGACGCCCGCGGCGCCGGTGACGGCCGAGCCGCCGGAGGGCAGCTTGACCACGCCTACGGAGTGGGAACCCGCCACGGTGGTGACGGTCTGGGCGTCTGCGCCTGCGTACAGGGCGGTGCCGTCCTCGTAGGTTTCGCCCACAGTCGTCTTGAGCGAGGCGATGCAGCCGATGCCCACCAGGGCGTCGTTGTAGTAGTTCTTCTGGATGCCGGGCCCGCCCGAGAGGTTCTGGGCGGTGTACGGCGCGAGGAACGCGCTGCGCAGGGCCACGCCGGCCAGGTAGGCGGCGTGAGCGTCGCTGTCGAGGGCCTTCACGATCTTGGCGGAAGCGTCGAACCACAGCAGGTCGCCCTGGTTGTAGTCGAACGTGCCATCCTTGATGTGAGGATAGTTCAGTTTCTTGACGTCGAAGCCGACGGCTTTGACGATGTTATCGCGTGCGGATGTGGCCATGGTTAGTTAGCCTCCTTGAAAGACTCCACGAAAGCGCTCTTGCGGTTGCCCGTTTCGCGGGTGCCGGAGCGGAGAGAGGCGACGGGGATGTCGGCCTCGCGCAGGATTGAAGCGGCCAGCTTGGCGTCGCTCTCGATGGCGGCCTTGGCCCTGGCGAAAGGCATGCGGGCCAGTTCGGAGTAGCGCTTCTCCGTGTAGCAGTCCTCGGGGAGTTCGGACTCTTTGACGAGGGACTTTATCGCCAGCAGGTTGCGCTCGAGGTCGTCGGCGGTCAGCTTGCGCTCGGACTCCATGGGCTTCAGGGGCTTCTCTTCTTCCTTCTCTTCGCCCTCGGGTTCCGGGTTGGCTTCCTCGGCGCCTATCATCCCGGCGATCTTGTCGCCGAGGACCTTCATCCTGGCCGAGTGATCGGCTTCGGACTCGCCCTCGCGGCGGGCAAGGATGGCGTCCATCTGGTCGGCTTCGCTCATCTCTTCGCCTTCGCTCATCTCTTCGCCTTCGCCCTCGGCCTCCACCGCTTTCACGGCTTCGGTGAGGACCTTCATGCTCTCCTGCAGCGGCTTCTTCTGCTCGGCGGTCAGCTTCTTGGCCGATTCCGTGAGCTTCGTGAGCGCCGCTTCCAGCAGCTTCTTTACGTTCTTCATCACGTTCTCCTTGTCCTGTGTTTTGCTTTCACGGATGGCCGATAAAGCCTTTCCGCCCCTTGCGGGGGTAGTTACTAAATCGCACGACTCGCTCTCTTCGGTGAATGCCGTCACGTAGTTGACTGACACTTTCTCGCCGTCCACGTCCACTTCTTTGCGCTCGGCGTCGCCGTCACCGTTGACGGAGAATCCGCAGTACTCGATATCGTTGTCCGGGAACTCTTTCTTGTAGTGGAGGGCGCTCTGCACTTTCTCGGCCAGGAAGCGGCCGGACTCGGAAAGGTCGCAGTGCAGTTCTCCGATGCAAGCCTTGCGGCCGCCTACTTCGGATATAGAGAGGTTTTTCCAGTACCCGGCCTTATCGCGCACGTCGCGCTCGGGCAGGTTGACCTCGCCGTCAAGCGACTGATGGTTGATGTAGCAGGACTTGCCCTCGTAGACCATGGCCGCCGACTCTATGGCTTCGGGGCCGTAGTAGTTCATGTTGCGGCGGTTGCCCAGGCCCTCGGTTATGAGGCAGACCTTGAATATCTTTTCGCCGTTGGGGCCGTCAGGGAGGGCTTCGAGGAGGCGGGAGGATTCGAGTATGTGAACGTTGATGGAGGACTTATCGGCCAGCTTCGATTCGCGAATGCGGCGGGGGAATTTGGGAGAGGGTTTAGCCATTTTTCTTTTTGTCTCCGTGCCTTTCGACTTCGCGCACCTTGCGCTTGTCCGGGTGCTTTTCGCAGTAGCCTTCTTTCTTTTTCGCCATAAAAAAAGGACCCCGATTGCTCGGAGGTCCTTTTGATCGGAGGCCCCTACTGCTACTGCACCGTGACCGTCTTTTTCGCCCGCTTGAACTGTCCCTCGTGGAAGTAGATTACTATCTCACCGCTGTCTTTTCTGGCCATCATCTCCGCTATCACCGGGGCCAGCTTGCTGAATATCAGGTTTGCCTCTTTCTGCTGTTCTGATGTATTGAGTTTATCAGATGGATTCATGTTTGTCAAGCCTCCGTGTTTATTTCGAGAACGATATCGTCCTCTTTGCTCATGAATGCCTTGGAGAAATTTATCTCCTCGAACTTCTTCCCTTTGTCCCTGCAGTAGGTGTCCATGCGCTCGACCACCTGCTCAAGGAATTTTATCAGGCAGGGATTCTTCTGCAGGAACATCCAGAGGCCGTGCGCCTCCCGGTGGAGGAAGTCGACTAGGCGCGACGAATTGGGGCTTGCCTCCGGTATCCGGGAGCCCGGGATTATCAGCTTGGAGAAGGTGACCTTGGCGACCATGCGGTTGCCGGTCATGAGCACGTTGCCCATCTGCAGGCCGCCCATGTTGCACCCGCGCCTGTTGCACTCGAGAGCGCAGAGGCTGACTAGGGCCATATAGGTCTGGCACAGCTCCACGTTCATAGTCGCTTTGTTGAGTACGTTCTCGGACTGTTCTCCCACCGCCGCCAGCACGTCTTTTTCCGCCATGATTATTCTCCTTGTCCGCTGATGTTGTAGCCCCGCTCGGATTTCCAATCTTCAAAGCGCACGATGGCGCGGCCGATAAGTTCCCCGGTCTTTTCGGAGATGATCGGCAGCGCGTCCTCTATCAGGCCGGCGTCGTCCATCCGCAAGGCCATCTCTTTCTCGGCCGGGTCTCCGGAGGACAGCATCTTCGAATAGGCGACAGGCACGAAGCGGGAATAGCAGCGGCAGTTGTAATGCGCCGGGATAGAGTCGTTTACCTCGGAGAGCGGCTTGCCGTCATATTCCTCGCAGATGGGACAGACTATTCCGTCCTCCATCGTCTGCCAGACCTCCACCTCCATCACGTCCTCGTTGCTTTCGAACACAACCCGCCTGGCGTCGGCCTGTTCTTTGATAGCGGAGGTGGCGAACATCGACTTGAGCTTGTAGGCCGGGTCGAAGTTGTCGACTCGGGTGGAGGCCGCTTCTTCCGCGGCGTCGTGAAGGTCGCCTTCGTGCAGGGCTTCCATGCGGAGGTTGGTGTTGAGGTTGGTGTGGAAGGTCTCCATCCAGGTAGAGAGCGCGTCGTTCCACGATGCCTTGGCTTCCCGGGGATTGTCGGCCTCCCGGGCCGGAGAGAACGGCGCCCGGGGCGTGTAGCTGCCGGGCGTGGTCTGGTCTATCATCCAGAGGGCCCGGAGGCGTTCCTCCTGGTGGATGTGGCCGAGGCCGCGGCGGATGAGAGCCGCCGCCTGCTCTTTGAACTGGCCCACGAGGAAAGCGGTCTCGGACTGAATGCGGCCGAGGGTGCCCTTGGCATGCGCCGCGGTGATGTCCCACTTCTCCCGGCCGAAGTCCTGCCGGTAGTTCCGCATTATGCAGTCGCTGATATTTTTCAGCGTTCCCTGCCAAAGGTCTGCGAGCTCCGAATTATAGGCGTCCTCGAGGCGGCGCATTTCCTTGCGCGTCTCTACCTCCATGCGGGCCAGAGCCTTCGCCTGGGTTATCATTTCGAGAGGGACAGGGCCTGCAAGCCCTTATCGGTGAACTCGGCGGCCGGCCCTTTCGCTATGCGGGCGACGGGGTCGGGAAAACGCTTGTCGGCTTTTTTCTTGTCGGTGGTGTACGTGCGGTCTGGCTTAATGTAGAGCAGGGCGCCTACGGTGAGGCGCCCCTCGATCTTTATCTTCGGGGTCATTTGTCGTCCTTGGGTTAAAGATGTTTATGCTGCTTTTTGATTTCCGACTTTTCTTTTCCGTGCAGCGGAGAACTCGTGTCCTCGTCCTGCGGCTTGGAACCGAAGCCGAGCCGGCCGTCCGGCATAGGCTTGGGGGTGTGGATGTTGGCGCCGTTCTCTGTGGCCGTGTCCTTCGCCTTCTCCTTCACCATTTCGTCATAGTCAAACTCGTCATCGTCGCACTCGGCGGCCGCAAGCGTGGCGGCTTGGCGCTTCGATATCCAGCCCATGCTCTCGCGCATGGCTATGTTCTTGAGGACCTCGGTCAGCGTGTCCTTGGTGACGGAGGGGAATATCTTCTTCCATTCCTCGGGGACGTAGGCGATCTTGCTGTTGCGGCAGAAGCGCTCTATTATCTGGTCGAGCAGGTCGCTGAAATCCTCCTGCAGGTCCTCTATGACCTTGGTGAAAGGCTCGGAGCCTACTATGGCGGTGGCACGAGAGCCGCCGGCGGAGGAAGCATTGAAGTGGTCTTTCGGTATCCCGACGGCCGTTGCGATCAACGACAGTATTTGATCTCCGATGTCCCCGCCAGCGCCTCCCGTGACGCCGGCCATAGGGGCCAGCGGCTTCCGGGTGATCGCTTCATTGTGAACGAAAATAGATGGCGCGACCGGGATGTAGGCATACTTGGCCGCATGTGCGGATACGTCCGCGTCGTCGCCTTGTATAGTGTCGTCCCAGACGAACGAGGCCCGCAGCTGTTCGCCCAGGACCTGGGCGTTGTAGAGGTCGGTCAGCCGCTTGAGCCAACCGAGGATGGCGTAGAACACGCTGCGACCGCGCTTCTCGCCGCTGGTCACGTTCGTCTTGATGTGGATAATCTGGTCGTAGGGAATCTGCCGGACGATGTAGTGCCCTATCTTCGAGTCCTTGGAGCCCGGAACGCCTTTGACGGACATCCCGGCGTACATCTGGGTGGCCGTCTGGTACATCTGGTGATAGTAGAGCACCTTGTCGATGTATTCGTCGTATCCTTCGCAGATGATGTCCCAGATGGTGGACGGGTCTATGCTAACCCAGCGGATGTTGTCGATGAAGTTCTCGCCGTAGATCAGATACTCGCGGCCCCAGAACTTTCGGATCTTGAACTGGATGCGGTTGGCCTTGTCAAAAGCGTTCCAGAGTTCCTGCTTCTTCTTGTCTTTGCACTTTATCTTGAAGCCGCGGCCGAGGGCGTACTGGACGAGAATGTCCACGATGCGCTTGGCGACCGGGTTGTGGGTCCAATGCTGGAAGGCCCGGGCGTGGCCGGTAAAATAGTCGAAGTACTGCTGCTTGTAGAAGGGACCGGAAAAGAGGGGCGTGTACTCGGTGAACTGATTCGGGTCGAGGCCGCCTATCGAACCGAGGTCGGAATTGCTGACGAAGTTTTCTCGCGAGAGAGTCTTGCGGAGCTTCTTTGTTGCCTCGCGCTTGCGCCTGGCCGCCTCTATCTTTTTAGGCAGGCTCTCGAACTCGCCGCGGCTCTCGCGCATGGCGGACACGTATTCCTTGTGGCCGTTGGTGCGGAGCAGGCGGTACGGCCGCTGGCGGCCGGCGCTCTCGCGAAAAAGAAAGCCGCTTCTGTCGAAGCGGCCGCAGAACAGGATGGCGTCGTCTATGACGGCCTGGCCGGACTCGACCGCCTTCATCACTTTCGTGAGAGGAAGGTCTCCCGGGTTCTCCATCTCCCTGTAGACCTCTTCGAGGTCAGGAATCTGGAACGGGATGGTCTTGGCCGCCGGAGCAGCACCGCCCCGGCCGGATTGCATCCAGTCGCCGGGGCGGGCTTTCGCTTCCTTCATGTGCCGTTTGATCATTTAAGCGGCGGGCTGTTCGGGCTCGGGCTGCTTCACTTCCGGCTTCGCGGACATCATGGCGACGGCCTTTTCCAGGTCGAGCTTGCGGATGGCGGCGTTAGGCGGGCTGTCCTTGAGCACTTCCAGCAGGGCTTCTTCGAGTTTCATGTGTTTCTCCTTATTCGCAGGCTGCGGTTTTGTCGGTGATCAGCGCCCAGTCGGCTACGGCGGTGCCGGTGGACACACAGGTCGACACGGTAGCGCAGTCGGAGCAGTAGTAGTATTCTCCGGCCGCTCCGGGATCTATAGCCTTAATCTGCGCGGCGGAGCGCGAATACAAGCGCGTCGGCCCGGTGGCTATAAACAGAGGGCTGGTAACTGATGTCGTCCCGGTCACGGTTGCGCCCTGCACGGCGCCGAGGGACACCACGTTTCCGGTGATGGCCCAGTTGCCGTTCGATGCGGTCATGGTGCTGACGTAGTTGGCGGCTCCGGCCTTGAAGTCGCCTACGATGGTGCCGGCCCCGGTGGTCGCCAGGGTGGCCCCGGTCAGAGCGCCGGTAGCGCCGAAGCTGGCGCCGGTCACGGCTCCGGAGAATACTCCGGTCGCGGCAGCGATCCCGTAGTTGACGGTGAGGTCGTCGTAGGTGTAGCTCGTAGACGTGGGGGTAAGGGTTCCGAGGACCTGTACGTTGCCGGGGAAGATAACGCTGTTCGGCAACGACAGCGTAAGGTTTCCACCCTCGGCGGCCGTGGTAACAGTTATCTGGTTGGCGGTGCCGGTCAGTTTGTTGGCGACCGGAGCAGACCCGGTAACGCCTACGAGGACCTCGCCGGTCTTGAGGTAATGACCGGCTATGGCAGGGCCTGCGGCTTTAGCGGGGAAGATGTTGCACAGCGTGATGAGGAAGAACAGCACTATCAGGGAAAGGAACGGCTCGAACAGTTTTTTCATTTTGCCTCCGAACAAGTTTAACTTCACGGCCAAAGTATACCAGACGGGAACAATTGCTGTCAAGGCCCGGGGCTATTCCCAGTCGTTGGCTGGGGCCGGATTTGCACCAGGCCATGCGCTGGCAACATTGCCGTGCGACTGCGAGGCCAGCATCATAAAAGCTCCGGAAGAGGCGTCCACCTGGTCGTCATGATCGCCCTCCGGGAAGTTCTCGAGTTCGATAAAGAAGTCGCGGTTCCACGGGGCCCGCAGCACCTTTACGTTTCCGGCCTCGGCCTGCGAAGAGAAGGGACCTGCACGGGTGGGCTTGTCTTTGGTAACGGGGAAAGCGGTGGCCCGGTATCCGGCGAGGTTCCGTATTTGGTACTCGGCCTCTGCCTTACCAGCCTGGCCGGGGTCCTGCTCGATACCGATGTGCACGGCGCGGCCGTCCTGGCTGGCCGTGTTTTGGATGGCCGTCTCCACCGAGAGGGGAGAGCCTTGGAACCTGACCACGTCCTCGATGTAGAAAATACCGAGACGGTCCCGGCTCATCTTCACGCCCACGGTCCAGTCCGGGTTGTTCGAGCCGTCCTCTTTCTTCTCGCTGCCTGCGCGGTCCCAATAGCGCACGATGCTCCGGGCGGCCGGCAGAGTATCGACCACGCCGAAAAACTCCTTCTTGAAAAAGTTGCCCGCGGCGGGCCGCACCTTCCAGTTGCCTTCGAGCAGGCGGGCCCGTTCCACGTAGGGCAGGGCTTTCAAGTTCGCCAGGTAGCCGGGGTCCTTTTCCAGCAGAATGCGGTTATCGAACACGGAGGAATGGATGAACGTCAGGCTCTTGGGCTGGCGGGTCTTGTCCTTGGCCACCAGCTCTTCTTTGCTGTCCGCCCAGATAACGATGTCGTTCTCGCGCACGAACCAGCGCACCTTCCCGCTGCGCTCGGGGATGGCGAATCCGGTCTCCTGGTCTATCCACCAGGATATAAGGTCGGCCACGAAACTATCGGGGTCCGGGTTGGTGGTCGCCCGGATGTACGGCTTGATGCCGCAGGTCGAGCGGTTACGCGAGAGCATGTACCAGAACTGCTGGGAGGTGAAGTGGGAGAGTTCGTCGAAGCCGAAGAGGGGAACCTCGGAGCCCTGCCAGTCGAGGCGGTTCTTGTCGTACTCGAGGTGCGCCATCTTTACCCTGGCGCCGCTGGGGAACACCCACTCGTGGGTTGACTCTTTCGGAACGGCTCCGACCGGGCCGTAGATCTTGGACGAGGCGTCCCACATGCCGCCCTCGTTGGTGATCTGCGGCGTGGTGCGCCGGAACAGTACGGCACCGAAGTCCGGGTTGCCGCTGTGCCGCATGGCCTCCAGCAGCAGGCTGAACGTCTTGCCGCCGCCGGCCGCGCCGCCGTATATGACGATATCGGCCTCGCTCGACAGGAACTTCTCTTGCGGGCCGGACTGCGGCCGTATCTCGGTCATTTCTTTTTAGGTTCGGGGATGGGGTCCCGGTTGTTGTGGGGGATGTACACCTGCACCACGTTGGCGGATGCCGCCGGCAACGGCTTCCCGTCCGGCCCAGCCACCTTCTGCATGGTGGAAAACTCGCCGCTCTTCTTCCGCTCGAGGTACTGCAGGGCCAGCTTCGCGTCTCCCGCCTGTATCTTTTTAATGACCACGGAACGGGCCTGCAGTACCGGCCGCTGTTTAAGGCGGGCTTTTCTTTCGGAAACTTTAGGGTTCTTTTTCAGGAAGTCCGACAAGGCCGCCGAAGAAATGTCGGCGTAGGCGGCCGCCTCCACATCCGAGCAGTCGAGCGCCCACGCCTGTTCCAGTTTCTGAACAACGATGTCGTAGTCCTTCCCGTCAAAAAGTTTTCGTCCTACCTTTGCCATGCAGATATTATATGGCGGCCCCGGCTACTTGTCAAGGCGCAGGGGCTTGGCCTTGCGGCCGGTGAACTCCTCCCAGCGGTCGATTATCACTTGGCAGTATCCGGGCTCGAGCTCGATCATGCGGCACTTGCGGCCGGTCTTTTCGCAGGCTAGGAGCGTGGTGCCGGAACCTCCGAACAGGTCGAGCACGGTGTCGCCTTTGACGGACGAGTTGAGGATGGCATGCTCTACCAGCTCGACCGGCTTCATGGTCGGGTGCTCCGGGCTCCTGGTCGGCCGCTGGTGCTCCCAGACGTCGTCCTGCTTGCGGTCGCCGCGGTAGGAGCTGTTCTTCTGCCAGCCGTACCAGATGGGCTCATAGCGGCGGTGGTAGTTGCTCCGGCCGAGGACGAAGATATCCTTGACCCAGACGATGGTGCTGGACCAATGGAAGCCGGCCGCGGCGAGGGCGGCGTGTACGTTCGGCCACTCGGCGCAGCCCATCACCACGTAGATGTCCTTGCGGACGGCCGCGGCGAGGGCGGCGGCGACCTTGTGCAGGAAAGCCGGGAAGTCCTTGCCGAGGTTGTCGTTGATGAGCCCCTTGCGCTGGCGGTGGCGCGGATTGCTGTCGAGGCCGATAGCCACGTTCCAAGGCGGGTCCGTGAACGCCATCTCGCAGGGTCCGAGCTTTCGGACGGTGTCGAGGCTGGTGCTGTCGCCGCATAGGAGCACGTGCTCCCCGAGCGTAAAGGCGTCGCCTACCTTGATGCTGGTCTTGCGGAGGGTAGGCACCTTATCCTGTCCGGGTTGGGATCCCGTCTGCACCTCCGGCATGTCGGCCATGTCGAAGCCTACGTCCTTGAGCATATCCTCGGGGAAGTGCTCGGCCAGGATATCGAAGTCCCACTCGGCCACGTTTTTGTTGGAGCGCAGGTTGTACTCCTTGAGCTCGGCCTCGGTGAGTTTCCGGTTGGGCACCCGGACGTCCACCATCTCGTTGCCGCGGCCGATGGCCTTCATGACGGCCAGGCGCTGGTGCCCGGCTATGATGATCCCGTCCGTGTTGACGGCGGGTATCTCCACGAGGTTGAACTTCTCGAGGCTGTCCTGCAGGCGGCGGGCCTGGTCGGCCGTTATCTTCCGGGGGTTGTGCTCGTAGGGTACGAGGTCGGCCACTTTGCGGCGTTCGGTTTTCCAGATGAGGTTGTTCATTTGCGGAGCCTCGCTTCGGAGAGTATCTTCGAGATGCAGCACTCGTGCATCAGGGCGTTGACCTTGCCGGGGATGGTGAAGCGCCGCATGGGCGACGTGTACATCTTTCCGTCGTCTCCCTGGTAGACGGCGCCTTTCCTGCAGACGGGGCAGAGAAGGTTTCCATTCTCTATCGGGTTGGTGATGATCTTCTTGGCTGGCTCTTTCATTTTTTTCTCCTCTCGATCTCTTGGTCTATCCAGGCGACAACAGTTGCCGCCGAAATCTGCGGGTAGTGCTTGGACTCCCTTCGCACCCGATAGCGTAGCCGCCGCAGGATGTTGATGGGCGCGTCGTTGCAGAGTTTCCTTTTACCCGCCATGGCGTTCCCCCTTCCTGACGGAGACGATGGCTTGAAAGCCGGTGTCCCAGAGCTGCTGGACGGCGATGCGGAAGTCCTCCTGCGCCTTGAAGGCGAAGGGGAACAGCGTGAACTCTTTGGCCTCCGGCGTCTCGTCGAGAAGCCGTTCCATCTCGCGCCGTATCTCGGCGTTGGTGGGGTAGGGGTCCGCCTTGACGCAGAACTGGTGAAGCTTTTGCAGTCTATCCATGGGCGGCCTCCATCTCTTTCCACGCCTTCCTGGCGGTCGCTATGCAGACCTGCAGGCGGTTGGCGATGGCCTTGTCGGTGAGTCCAATCACGTGCAGCCGATACGCCTCCTGCCTGTCCTCCGAGGTCAGGGCGGGCTTTCGGCCGCGCTTGCCGGCCGGCTTCTCCACCCGCTTGCCGTGGCCGGAGTTCTGGGTGCCGCACACGGTGCAGATGTATATCTGCCGCACGATGTGCGTGTGCTCGGTGGCCCGCAGGCATTTCTTACAGGGGATGAAGATCTTCATAGCGGCAACTCCTCCTGCTGGCGCATCGGCTCGATGTGCTGATTCGGGTTGTAGGGCATATTGTACTTCTTGAACTCCTCGGCCGTAAACGTCAGCTCTCCGCGGCAGCCCGCCGCGGCCAGGAGCATCATGCTCTTGGTGATGCCGTGATCGGCCGCCGCCCGGAACGGCCGAGCCTCGTGGATGTAGTTGCAGTCGGCGTTGCCGCAGCGCACCACTACGCCCACGTCCAGGTTGGGGCCGTCCTGCACCTTCAGGCGGACTACCGAGCGTGCCATCAGGGTAGGCACGTCCGGCTCTCCGTAGACGCCCTTGCTGGCGAAGCACCTCTTGCACCGCAGGAACTCGTCGGAGAACACCGACGGGTTGCTTCCGGCCTCGGCGTCTCCGTCCTGTTTAGCTCTACTTCCGAACTTCTTTCTTTTCGTCATTTTCCATCCTCTCCTTGTCCCACTCGGGGTAATCTGTGGCCACCCACGATAAAGTCCACGGCTTGCCGGCGTAGTAGGCGTCGAGGTCGCTGATGGCCTCTTTGACGCGCTCCACGTTTCCTGACGCCAGCGTCAGAAGTTTCCTGGCGGGGTCCCAGACGTTTCGCATCTTGGCGTACACCTGCCTGGCCCCATCGTCCGCCATCGGCAGTTTCTTCACGCTGATGTAGTGCAGGCCGACGGCCTCTATTTCGGTTCGGGAAAAAGACCCGGAAGGGACCGGGGCTGGGGGTGCAGCGGTTTTTCCGCTGCGCTCACTCCCCCTATCTTTAACTCCCCTATCTTTCAATATTACATTCGAAGCGTTGCCGCCCGGCAACGCCCCGTTGCCGCTGGGCAACGCCCCCCCGTTGCCGCCCGGCAACGCCCCCGTTGCCGCTGGGCAACGCTTCATTGTAATTAATGGATTAATTACATTCAGGTGTTGCCGCCCGGCAACGCCTACAGCGTACTTATTGAAGCTGTAGGAGCGTACCTTCTGGCGCACGAGGTCGCGCTTCTTGAGGCTTTCCAGGGCCCGGTGCACGTTGCCCGGGTTGGTGCCCATGCTGCGGGCCATCTCGCGCTCGGATACCGGCCGGGTGCTCTTGTGGTGTACGCCGTAGGAGTTGCGCCAAACCCACATGATCACCCGGAACTCCATGCTCGTGAGGTCCATCTGCGCCATGTCCTCGAGCAACGTGTGCGCCAGTTGGGTGTAGCCGTTCTTGATGTCGTGTTGCCTCTGCATGCTCATTTCCTTTTCAAAATGCGGATGGCTTCCGCCTGGTCGCGTTCCCAGCCGAGGAGTATCGCCTTGAACTCGTCCATGGATATCAGGTCCTGCCGGGCCGCCAGCCAGCCCCGGTTCAGGCGGTCGTTGGCGGCCTCCTGCAGGGCCGTGGCGGCCTTTTGGTCGTGCTCATGGCGGCTCTGGGCCTTGGGGGCCGGGAAAGCGGCGCCTACGCGCTTCATGGCCGCCCTGTGCAGGGCCAGGCGTTCGCGCTCACGCGCCTTCTGTTCTTCGGTCGGCGGCGTCATGATACGATGTAGAGGAGCACTCCGGTCATAAAGGACAGGAGGAACCATATCATAATCCAGGCCAAGGCCGTCAAGTTCCTCCCCGTGGGGCGAACGTCCGTGGGTATCCTGTCGATGTGTTTCATTTCAGTCCTCGTGGTCGTATTCATCGTATTCTTCGGCCCGGGCGGCTTCGAAGAACATCAGCGCGACGATGAGCAGGAAGATGATCGTGGCCTTTATCCACATCGGGACGGCCACGATGGCGGCGGCCAGCTTGGTGAGGTGCGCCATCATGATCTCCTCCTCTGGCACGTCCGGCTGCCGGCGTGTTGGCAGGGGAAGCGGCGGCAGAGTTTGTTGTGCAGTCGGCATTTTGCGGTCTTCTTCATTTGGAATCCTCCTTGGCTATCTGGGTGCATTCGCCGTTGACCTTGAGCCAGTCTATCCAGTTGGCCTGGCCGGCCGGCGGAATATTCTTGCAGACGAAGGCGTAGGCCCACTTCTCTGTAATCTTCTCCTTCGGGAACTGGCAGTCCTTGAGGGTGCCGTCCCACGAGGAGTATATCGGTACGCCGCCTTTGTCCAGGCACGGCTTGGCCTCTTTCTCCCGCCTCGCGCCGGGCTCCTCTCCGAAGTAGCAGTTGACTTTGGCGCATCCTTCCCCGTCGGCGTAGCGGATCTCCTGCGGCGTCCCGCCCGCCTGCTTGCAGGCTTTGACGGCCGATACCTGCTCTTCGAGCGGCATGCCGGCAGGGGCGCAGGCGGCGGAGAAGAATATCAGTAGTAGGGTATATTTTTTCATGAGTTTATTTCCTTTTAGAATAGTTTACCGCCGTGTTTCATCGGCCGGCTGTCGTTGTAGTCCATCTTCGCCTTGAGGCACGTGGCAAGATCTATTTCACGGGCTCCGCAGAAGTCTAACACCCGGATTAGAACGTCAGCCAGTTCAAGGCCGACCGGGTCAAGGTTCGGAAGATGCTCGTCCTTGTGGTCCGGCTTCCTCATCGCCTCGAGAGCCTCGGAGAGTTCGCTGTGCATCAGGGCTATGGCCTGGCCGTCATTGTCGTGCTTCCATCCCTTTGACTTTGAGGTTTCGTAGGCCCGCTTACAAAGCGCGGTTATTACCGCCAGCGGCTCCTCTTGTTTCCCCACCTTGGCCTCGGAGATGGGGGAGAGATTATCCCGATAATTCCAGCCACCACACCAGAGAGACCACGCCCTATCCCGCCTTTGGATATATTCCTCATCACCGATTATGCCGGGGTCTTTACCGGGGCGAAGATAGCCACTAGCTTTGTAGAACGCTTCTGCCTCGCTCTCCCATGCCTCAAGACTACCCATACCAGCCGGGGCCGTGGGCTTCTGTTCACTTCCCTGCTTCGTACACGCCGCATGTACTTCTGTTTTTTGTGAACGCTCTTCGGATATCAACCTGTCTACTTCGGAGTTGATGTCGTTTAGGACTTGGCTAAGTTCCTCCCTGTCCCCATATTTCATTTTATCTTCAAAATCCCCGATGGTCACTTTCAGTCTTTCAAGGTTGGTCATGCGGCCTCCGTGAACAGCCGGTGTATCAGTACCGCGCAGCTGTTACCCTTGGCGTTGCGGCGGCGTTCCCCGGTCTCGACCAGGACGGCGCCGTGTTCCTCGCTCTTGAGTTCCGTCACCCGCGGCCGGATCGAGAACTCGTCCACCGCTACGCCCATGCTCTGCAGGCGGTAGACTATCTCGTCGGCTATGGCCCCGTTGGGGAACAGCTTGTATTCCGCCTCGGTGAGCACCCGGAGCCTGTTGGCGTCCACCTTCGTTCTTGCCTCTTCGCTGCAGGCGGCGGCCGTGCCGGAGACCTGCGCCTCCGGCGTAGCGGCGCCGCTGTCGTTGAACATACTCATCTGTATCATTTCTTCATCCTCCTTAACCTCATCTCGAAACAATAAAAAGCGAGGCGGGGGCAAACCCGCCAGTCTATGACCGCCTTCTCGAACTGCTCCGGCGTGGCCTGGTTCGTCCGTACTGCCTTCCACGTCGATATCAATACATCCTGCGCCGCGCCCTGGCGTTCCTTGTTGTAGCGGTCGGTCTCGCATTCGATCGAGAGGCTGGATAGGGAGGCGGCGTATCCGGGCCAATGCTCCATAACATCGTGCGCCGACTTGATAAACATCTTGCGGCGGCGGATATCAGAGTCAATATTCTTACTCATCATCATTCTCCACACAGTTCTCTGTAAAGAGTTCGCCAAGCGACTGCGGCGGCGGCGGGCACGACTCCGTTTCCGCACATCCGCAGCTCGTCAGTTCGGTTTGTAGTACGAGCCATCCAATCATAAAGCTCGGCCAGTTCCTTATCACCGAGGGCGGGCAGTCCGGGCACGTCCAGCCCATCGGCAGCCCCATCAGGGTCTCGACCCATCTGGGGTTGAGCTTGCCTCCGGCCGCGCCTGCCTCCGGCCGCGCCTGCCTCCGGCCGCGCCTGCGCCGTCAGCCCCTGATGGTGCTTGTCCACCATCGGAGGCTTGTCCCCCTCGCAGGCCCGGGGCGTTTTCCAGGCGTTGACCTGCGCTCCCAGCGGCATCGTCGACACGTCGCCCTTCTTCTTTCGCTTCTCCCACGTCTCCGCCGACTCCCCGGTCGTCTTGCCTGACCGCGGCGTCGCCCACGACTCGGGGCGGCTCCCATCCGTACTGCGACTCGCCGGGGCGAGACGGCCACGCTGGTGGAAATATACAGCCCTCGCCAGCTGGTCCACCCTGCCGAGTTCCTGACCGTCCCGTTCCATCGACATCCCGGGCGTGTCCTTCCAGTCCCTGGTCGAGGCCGTCGGCCAGAACAGCTTCACCGCGTCCCGCAGCCTCGCGCCGTAGTACTGCTCCCGGCCCTTGGCGTTGTGCAGGCTTCTGATCGCGCCGTCCTTTATCTCCGTCGGGTAGTCTCCGCCCGTCACGTCCATCACGGCCGGCGTCGGCCACTTCATTACCTCCGTCTGCAGGTCCGGGCCGCCTTGACCGTGGTCGCATGCGTTCTGCGCGTTCTGCGCTTTCGCCGTCGGCCAGCTCTTTTTGACCGCCTGCGGCAAAGTCACGCTGTGCATCGAGCCCGGCTTCTGTTGCGTCGAGCGCAAATTTTCCGTGTGACAGTCGGATGTTGTTGTCGTGGGCCAGGATAAAGAGCCGCTTGCGGTTGTGCGGCGCTCCGACTTCTGCCGCCGTAAACAGTCCTGCTGCAACTGTGTAACCCAGCTCGTCCAGGTCGTGCACGACGTTTTTAAACCCGAGGGTAAGATGTCCTGCGACGTTCTCAAAGAAGCAGCATCGTGGCCGAATAAGCTTAACTGCCCCTTGAATGAAAGGCCAGAGGTGCCGGGGATCTTCTTCGCCGCCGCGCTTTCCGGCGTAGGAGAAGGGCTGGCAAGGGTATCCCGCAATGAGGACGTCCACCAATCCGTGAAACTTTCGGCTTGGGAAGGTTTTAAGATTCGGCCAAACAGGTGCCTCATCCAGGAGTCCCTGTTCCATTTTACTGATAAGATTGGCTTGGACAAACCCCTCAACATCACTATATCCAATGCACCGCACTCGTCGACCATAGACTTCTTTGAGGCCAAGTCCAATACCGCCGTATCCGGTAGCCCACTCGAGCGTAGTAATGATGTTGGAAGTATCCACATACATCTCCTATTTCTCCTTAAGGTACTGCGCTATCATCAGCGAGTCGCCGCCGCCTGCCTTGATAGAGATCGAGGGGAACAGCCTGCGGCATACGGTGTCCGCCGCGGCCTTGAGTTCGTCGCTTCCATGCAGGCCGGCCGGAAGCATGCGCTTCTGCCACTCCTTGCTGTCGATAAATCCGTAGGGCACCTTGCGCCCCTCGAGAAATATCTGCACGGCCTCAAGGCACCGTATAGCCGAAAGCGTGGCGTTGAAGCGCGTGGGGTTGACCATCGGCCGTTCGATACGGCAGACGATGTCGGCGTCCAGCGGCACGACGCAGTTGAAAAGTTCGGCCAGGGCCGGGATGTCTACCCGGTTGATGAACTTCTTGGTCTTGGTGTAGGACAGCTCGTTCTTGACGGGCATCTTGAACCAGACGGCCTTGCCGCTGTCGGATATCACGCCGACCGATCCGCTGACCCCGTTGTCTATCCCGATGTAAAACTTGTTCATGATTTCTCCTTGTATAGTGAACCCGGAGGCGTCCCATAACCGCCTCCGGGGGAATGGCCTAGTCGCTGATGCCGATGTTCTTCTCGACGCGCAGCTTGTCGGCGCCCTGCAGGATGTTGACCCGCACCTTGCGCTGCTCCTCGGTGTTAAACACGATCACCGTGGTCTTGCCTGCGCTTTCCATCAGAGCGAGGACCTTCTCCGCCGCCTTCTTGGAGGCGTCCTTGGCCCTGGCCTCTTCGACCTTCTTGCCGAACCAGTAGTCCGCCGCCTCCTGTATTTCCGGCTCGGTCGTCTCGCGCAGGGTGCCGGAGCCGTCTATCTTGTCCTGCTTGAACTTGCCGTCCGGGGGCGGCAACAGGTTGTCCTGCTTGCCACCTTTCGCCGCCACCTTCTTGCCTTTCTTGCTCTTGAGTTTCGTCATGTACTTCCTCCTTACTTGATCTCTACGAATTTGATGTCGCTGCCGCCTATGCCCGAGATGGCGTAGGCTATCTCGTCGGTGTTGCCGTGGAAGGTAGAGCCGACCCTGTAGGTCTTGTCGGTGGCCTTGGGAGCCGGGGCAGGCTCGGCCGGCCGCTGGGCCGCAGGTTCGGTCTTGGCGGCCTGCTGGCGGGCCATCTCCTCCTGTTGCCTGGCCAGCTTCTTCTGGTCGAGGCTGAACTTGGCTCGCTCTACGACGCTGTTGCCGTAGGTGCGGACCATGGCGTCGAGCTCGGAGTCGGTAGCCTTCTCCCCGGCCGTAGCGTAGAGTTCGGCCACGGCGGTCCTGTTGCGGGCGAACTGCGCCGAGTACTCGCCGGCCTCGGCCGTCAGCTTCGTGATCTCGGCGTCCAGGGCCTCGTTCATCTTGAGGTACGCCGACAGGCCTTTGATAGCGGCCCGCATGCGACCCTCGATGTCCACGCCGTCTATGGCCGTCCAGCGGTAGGGCAGGGTGGCCACAAAGTCGTTCACCTTCCTGACGGCGGCCGTGATGGCGTCCGTCTTGAGCTTCGTCTTGCGGTCCTCTACGGCCCTGTTGAACTCGAGGCGCTTCTGGCGGGTAGCCTCGCGCATCTCGCGTATGTCCTGCAGGACCTTCTTGATGTCGCCCTTGACGGCCTTCTCTTCGATGTCCGTCAGGATGTCCTCGGTCTGCTTGCAGTCCTTGATGAAGTCCGCCGCTCCGGCGAAGTCTACGTCGGTGAGCAGGGTGCTGGCGTCGCGCTGGTTGAGCCAGGATATCCATGCGCCCTTTATCTGCGGCAGGTTGTTCTTCGTGATCGAGCCGGTTATCGCCAGCTCTATGTCGTTGGGGTTGAACAGCACCACCGGGCTGTCCGTGGTCTTTTCGGTCTTGGTGGTCTTGGTCTTTGCTTTCGTCATGATATGCGGTCCTTCCGGCATTTTTCAGCCGAGCTGAACTCTGTCTCTTTCCAGTTGCGAAGCAGGTGAAGGAAGGTTCCTTTGTACTTCGCAAGGGGCCTCTCGTAAACTCCGAAGCCCATGTTCTTTATGCTCCACTCCCGCGGCAGTTGGATGATGAACGCCCTGTGGATCTTCTCGCCGTACATCTCCTCGTACTGCAGCTTATAGGCGGCCAGCTGCGCGAACATCTTGGGGGCGACGTACTTCGTCGTCTTGATGTCCGGCAGGACCAGCCGCTTCTTCTTGTCCTTGGCGAGGATGTCTATTCGGCCGCCGACGCCGTACTTCCGGCTTCCGACCACTATCTCCGAGCCGACGCAGGTCAGCCCCGAGGCCGTCCACTCCTTGCAGAACCTGTTGAACATGTAGGACTTCATTTTGTCGTAGAACAAGTTCCGTTCGGTATCCGGCATGAGCCTCGTGTCCGTCTTTTCCTGCAGGAGCTGCAGTAGGTCCGGATTCGGAGGCAGGTAGTAGTTGGCGTTGATGGCCAGGCGGCGCTCCTCCGTGGCCCCGGCCAGCAGCCACTCGCTGCAGAAGGCGTGGACGGCGTTGCCGACTTCGGCCGTTTCGTCCTTGATGTCGTCGGGGTTGAGGTAGGAGGCGTTGATGATGGCGTCTATCTGATCTGCGGGGAAGTAGCAGAACTTCGTGTGCGTCTGGGGGTGTTCTTTGACCCGGTCCTTAAGGAGACGCGCCGCCGTTATAGCGACGCGCTCCTTGGACCATTCGATAAGCCCCGCCTTTGTGTCCGGATACCGCTCAAGAACGGTGGTCGTGCGCTTAACGCGCTTGCCGTCGATGTGGTAACCGTTCGGCCTGAACTCCACCTTGTAGAGCGGTTTTCCGTAGGTCTTGGGAAGGGTTATCTTCATGGCGGCCGGTTAGAACGGCACCTCCTCTACGTGCGCCTGCTCCTGTTCCGGGGCAGGGGCGGCCGCCGCGGCGGAGGGCTGGGGCTTCGCCTGCTCCGCCCCGGATATGGGCTCGGGCTTAACCCACTCGAGGTAGGACTTGCCGTCGTCATTGTTCTTCTGGTAGTCGGCCTCGGCCGTCAGGTGAATCCCGGCCATCTTGTCAGGATCGAGGTCCACTTCGCCCTCGTCTCCGAAGCCCATCGCCCTGGCCCACTCCTTGGCCCTGTAGGCGGCTTTCTCCGTTTTCCAGAGCGCCTTATCGAACGCCTTCTCGCCGGTGTCTGCCAGCTTGAAGTGTATCTTAAGGAAAGGCGTCCCGCTGTTGGACTCCTTGTCCTCGGCATGATCCACCACCAGATGGTAGCGTTCGCCCTTCTTGAACCGCTGGTCGTTGTCGAAGTTCCACTTCATCACGATGCCTCCTTATTTAGCCGCCGGCGCTTCGGCGCCGAACAGCTTTACGAACTCCGCATACCCGCCGTTGGCGGGGAGAATGAGCTCCTTGTCGGAGAGGGCCGGGTGGCGGCTGCCGCGGGTGCAGTCCATGCCTCCCCGGAACGAGAGGATGCGCTCGAGCTTGCCGCCCCTGTTCTCTATCTTCAGGTGCCCGATGTTGTCCACCCTGGCGTACAGGATGCGGGCGGCCTTGCCGTAGATGTCGAGCCCCTCGGGGTTCCGCATCACGCGCTTGTCGCCCTCGCCCTCGTAGGTCGCAGGCTTGGTGTGGCCGAGCACTATCACGTTCTTGTTGAGCGCCAGAAAGGCTCCTATCAGGCCGGTGACCTCGTTGGCGTACATCTCCCATTGTACGCCGTGCCGCTGGCCCTTGGGGGCGTCGGCTATGGTTTCTATCTTAAGGCGCCTGCATATGTCCTGCGCCTTAAGCGTCGCCACGGCGTCGATGGTGTCGAGGATCACTGTCTTGCAGGGATCGTTCGGCAACTCCGCCAGCGCCATGTTGATGCCGACCAGTGGGTCCTTACCCTTGCTGACGTCAAAGACGCGGCAGGCCGCATGGGCCGCCCCGCCGGGTTCGCACTCGATGAGCATGGCGTCCGGGAAGGACGCTGCGAACGTGGTCTTGCCAACCTTGCTGGGCCCTTCGACTATCATCTTGAAGAAGGGCGGGAGCCCCTTCAAGGGTTCGTTGGGCTTGATCGGCAGAACACTTTTTATCTGCTGCTGTGTCTGTGTCATGGTTTCTCCTTTAGTTTCGCTATGCTATAACACTAAATCTCGATGATGCCCCGGCGCACCGCTTCCCAGAAGATGGCGGCCGTGGCCTTGACGTCGTGCATGGCGTCGTGCGCCCCTTCGAACTCCCGGTTGAACATCTTCACGTGCGCCTCCTGCAGCTTGGGCCACTTCGGGCCGTAGGCTCCCCGGAGGTTGCAGAACTTTATCAGCTCGAGCATGGTGTCTATTCGCTTGCGGGGCGGCCGGATGGTAGGGAATCCGGCCCGGATGAGTTCGGAGCCGAGGATGTTGTAGTCGTAGCCGATAAGGTTGTGGCCGACGATTATCTGCGCGTCGGTGATGTCCTCGTGGATTACCTGCAGGACGTCCTGCAGGCGGCAGCCCTCGGCCAAGGCCCGCTCGTGGGTGATGCCGTGGATGTCGGAGGCTTTCTTCGGGATGTCGTAGCCCACGGGCTTCACGATGGCCGTGTACTGCCGAAGCAGGCGGCCGTCGAGGCTGTAGGTCTGGGCGGCGAACTGTACCAGCCGGGGCCAGTTGTCGAGGTCCGAGACCTTGGCCTTGTAGTTCTTCGGCAGGCCGGTTGTTTCTGTGTCGAGTATGTAGACGTTGTTTTTCATAAGTTTTGAAATTGGGAGGGGTTGGTCCCGCCTGATTTTGTGTTTTAAAGCGGTGCCCCTCCGTTCATCAGTTTTTCTGCCACCGCTTTAACGGCTACGGCGGCGCATACTGCCTCCTTTGTTGAAGTGCTAATCTGCAGGGCCTGCCACTCGGCCAGACGTGCCAAGGCCCAAGATTGGGGCCGGAGGGTGGGGGAAGTGGGGGGGCCCTCCGGCTGTATCGGTTTAAACCGCTCGGCGCGGCTTTCGGCCAGGTCAGAGCAATGGTTGGAGGCGTCGTAGCCTCCGCGCCATCCATCCCAGTATCCGGCATTATCGTTGTTCATAAAATTGCGCCCTGGTTTACCCTCCAGGGCAAGGGCGTTACAACTCTGCTGATACTTCGGCTGAGAACACGTGCTCCTTCACGTATCTCAGCGCGTCGCCGTCGGCTTCCACGGCCTTCAGGCATATCTCCGGGGTCTGCTCCTTCACGTATCTCAGCGCGTCGCCGTCGGCTTCCACGGCCTTCAGGCATATCTCCGGGGTCTGCTCCTTCACGTATCTCAGCGCGTCGCCGT